TCAGTAACTCCAACTCATATCCCCAACATCTAAGTTGAGGTCTATTCCTTTATCTACTTTGGCTTTTTCCACCACAACAGGTTTGTCCGACTGTATTCTTAAATCGATCTCTGACTTGTTGTTTACGGTTTGGGCTGTGAGAGGTTGGTAACCACCACTCAAGCTTGAATGGCCCAAAGGTTGGTACTTCTCGTTTTGTCTTGATTGCTTGTTGATTTGACTGCTATCGCTAGACACGTAGTCAGTGGAGGTATCCCAAACATCTTGCTTTTGTGAGCTCACCGATTGATTGACGGTTTCATTGGTAGTGATACCTAGCTCAATATTGCGGTTTTGCATCTCCTTCATCAGTTTTGCTTGAGCCTGTACTTGGTCCGCGCCGTTTATTTGAGTTTCGATAATGTATGGATTGTAGGGCTGAATGGTTGGTGGCTCATCACCTTGGTAAATGGCTGAGTAGTATTGCTCCTCATAACTTTTCTTTGTTTGGCTAGTGACCTCATTGGTGTTTAGGCCAAGCTCAATATTACGGTTTTGAAGCTCTTTCATCTGCTTGGCTTGGGCTTTGATTTTTTCCTGACCATTCACTTGGTGATCGACAACATAGGACTGTTGGTGCTGTTCATTCGTCACTGAGTTTGCCGTGTCATTTTTCTCAGTGATAGAGCGTTCAACTTGCTCTTTGTTAATCTGCGTGTTGGTAATATCCGTAGTTGTAACACCAAGCTCTACATTGCGGTTTTGAAGCTCTTTCATCTGTTTGGCTTGAGCTTTGACCTTTTCCGTACCTGTTACTTTGGTGTCTATCACATAAGGATTATATGACTGGTAGGTTGAAGGCTGTGCTAGCTGGTAACCTTGGGCTTGCGTTTTTTGATGGGTGGCTTTATCTGGATCCTCTTTTACTTCTTCGTCCTCACCCCAAAAGCTATTCCAGGTACTTTTGATTTTCTCGACTATGTCGCTAAAGCCCCCAAACTTTTCCAAAAGCATATCAATGCCATTGATAAAAATACCCAGTGGTGAGATGTCGAATAGAATTTCAAAGATGGAGTTCTCTGAGAAATACGCTTTCATCTTGCTAACTATCGCGGAAATGCCACCAAGCTTATCAATCAAATAGCCAGCGATAGCAATCACAGCACCAATAGCAATGATGATTTGACCAAAAGGGTTAGCGAGAGCGACGGCATTAACGCCAATGAGTGCAAGTTTTACCCCTGCAAGAACACCAATCACAGTGGACATATTATCACTCAGCCAAAGAACGCCACTGCCAAGTGTGCGAAATGCATTGAACGCGCTTTTCACTATTTCTCTGAGTTCTGCAATTTTCTCTTCCCGCCAATCCATATCTTTCATGTTCAGAGCTAGATCTTCCATGATGAATGAAAGCTCAGCCATGATAGGAGTAAGAGCACTGATTTTCAGTGAGTTTACGATCGCGCTTAGTTTGCCTAGTGACTCGCTAAATGCTTGGGCGTTCTTGGTGGATTCTGGCTCCACAGGACCACCTGTATCATTAAGTAGCTGCTTGGCTTGTCGGTAGCCTTCCACACCACCACGAAGGACGTTAAGCATCTTTTCACTGTCACCACCAAAGAACTCATCAGCCATGAAGTTCTGTTTGGCTGTGTCGGTTTCCTTGGCGATTTCACGCAATAACACTTGATAGGCTTCACCAGCATCTTTAGCGTTCATCAGGTCTTCATAGGCTTGATGGTTGCCCGTATCTTTAAAGTAGTCATTCATCGCGCCAGATTGGAAGGTTTTCATCTCTCCCCAACGCAATGCCATTTCTTTAATTGCTGCGTCCATATCTTCTGCTTCAGCACCCGATTGAGTTGCTTGCAAGCGCATAGCCTGAAGTTCTGCCACTGGCATGTTGATGTCGTCCGCAGCACGTTGCAGCTCATCAAGTTCATTTGCAGTGTCATTGATAATAATCCCGAAGCCGGCCATCGAACCCAATACACCAGTAGTGGCAAGCGCTCCGTTTTTTACCCCTTCAACCGTTGGCATTTTGAGAGCCTTGTTGATGCCCCGCGGAATCTTCATCACCTTTTGAAGGCCAACGTATTTCTTTTGCAGCTTGGTTATTTCTTTGCCGTGGTTCTTATAACTCTGGTTAAGCCGGTCATACTCGTTATCAAGTTGCTTGGTATTGATGCCGTTTTTCTTTAGCTGCCTACCGAGTTTCTTGAGATCGTTTCTGTAATCACTTTGCTCACCAGTTAGTTTGCTGAGCTTATCCTGCTGTTTGGCAATTTTCTCTGTTAGGGAAGCGTTTGGGGTTTGAGCTGCTTTTGCCGCTCGCTTCAATTCATCAAGCTTTTCACTGGCGGCCGCGACAGCAATATTGTTCTTTCTAAGCGCGTTGAGCGATTTGTTGTAGGTATCAATCATACCCATTGAGGTTGAGTCTTCCGCTTGGGCTTTTTCTACCTTTTTCATTTCTTCGCCGTAACGGTTAGTCTCTTCACTCATTTTTTTGAGTGGTGCTGTGGCTTTGTCGATCACTCCCATGACGACAGAGAGGCTCATTTTCATAATCAGTCCTTACAAAAAAGGAGAGCTATGTGCTCTCCTGTTGGTATCGTTCTATTGCTAGCTCCCGAAAATGCAGTAGCTCGTCAAAAGTCAGTTTGTCTATTTCGCTAGGCTGCCATCGAAACGCCATTGCCAAGTCTGCATAGAGAGGCTCTACATGCGGAACGTCTTCTACTAACGCTCCGTACTGACGAAAAAAGTCGCGAGTGTTGTAAGTAGCGGCGCCCAGTTCGCAGGGTCGAGGTTTAGCATGTCGCGTTCATCAAGCTCGGAAATTCGAGGAATGACTTGCTTACCTGCATCAAAATCTGCCTGGCAAATATCATTGAGGTTAACCCCACGAAGGTGACCAGAGTGTGGTTTTTGCAGCTCAACCTTAGTGATTTTAACCGTCTCTCCGCTCACCACTTTCTCAATTGGAATAGCAAGCACTGCAATCTTGCTTGTGCCTTTATCTTTAATCGGGTTGGTCATAGCCTAACTCCTGCTTCAGTTCTTTTAGTTTGCCTTTACAGCCGCCTTTGTTTGGGTCTAGTTTCATCACTAACTCAAACAGGTCATGAGCTTCTTTACGGTTGCCATCTTCGTAGTGCCAATCACCGACCAAGCGGAAGATTTTCACTTTGAGTGGAACGTTGGTTGCCAGCTCGCCTTTTTGAAGGTCAAGAACGGCACCAGTTAGGTACTCATGGTTAAAGCCTTTGTTGGCTTTATAGGCTTCGTGCGAGTATTTGAAAACATAGCCTAAGAAAGCGGTTTGTCCGTCCATCTTCCAGCTTGAAGGGGTATCTAACCCCCCATCAATCGCGAGCCTGAATTCATCGTGAATGGTTTCGAGTTTGCCTAAATCAACATGCCATAGAAACCAATGCCACATCACATCGAGGTTGCCGTAATTCCCCTTATGGGTTTGAAGTAACTTTTGGATAAGTGGGCGGTACTTCTCGATCAACGTTTGTTTAAATGGGTCTTTCTCTTTTGAGCCGGACAACGTGCGTAGGTAAGAGACATCCTGCTTTAGAATTTGCTGGACATCTTCCCACGGTTTATCAGCAAAGCTAGGGCGAGATATGTTACTTGCCACTGTGCTTGCTGCTAACGTTACTGCTTGGGGGGCTGCGTGTTGAGCGCTTCTCTTCATCAGTATGGCTAGCATTGGATCACTCCTTATTGTGGAATCATCTCAACACCATTAAAGAGCACTTCTAGCTGCCCGTCTTTGGTGTTCAAAGTCAGGGTTTCAACGGTCCATGCTTCTTTTAAGGTGTAGACCTTGCCACTGTCAGTTTCAACGGTGATCGTTTCATCCACAAACTCTGCGATGGTTTTTTCATCGGTATCTTTGGCGTGAATGATGGTGCACTTAATTGATGGAGCGTCTTCATAAGACTCTGAGTAGCCGAGAACGCCATCGTCACCTACCTGAGGCTCACGCTTAAGGTTACCAAAGCCAATCTCTGCGCCTTCTTTGATGGGTAAGCGCCCTAATGAGCCAGCATTAATGACGGCACGGCTAGTAATTTTTGTTGCCATAATTTACTTCCTGAACTGAATTTTACCCGCAACAATAATCAAGCCATTCACGAACTGTGGTGAGTCTTGATAGTTGACGCGTTGTTTGTTGTTGTCATCGAGCTCGACAATCAGTGAGGCTTTATAGCCGTCAAAGTCTTGCACGATGCCTGCTAATTCCAGATCTCGGTAGAGTGAGAGAAGCTGGCTTTTGAACATAGTCGGCGTAACAATGGGCTGACCAGGCGCAAACTTGGTGCCGTCTTTGGCGACCTTATGACGAGGGTACACACTCGTGATAAGAGAGCGTTGCTTTTGGCGGTAGTACATGGCTGTCGCCGGCGTCATTACGTCTAGGTAGCTGTTATCTGCCATGCCAGCCCCATTTTCGGTGTATGCCGTGACTGGGCGCTCAACCAATACTTCCTTGGCAGAATTGACGGTATAGGTACTTAGCCCTTCATAGAGGAACAGGTTACGCTCTGCCCAATCCCATTCACGTTCTGCAAGGCTATAAACGCCGTTTAGCTTGAGTGTTTGCAGTGGGCGACATGGGTCTATCGCCAGTGAAGGCGCGATTTGTCCAACCCATGCCCCGATCGCTTTTGCATCAGATAAGGCTTTGTCTTCTGTGTCACCAAAGTTGTTGATAGGCAAGAAGCTGATCAACGGGCAGTTACTGCCAGCACCGTAGGTAATGAGCTCCGCATGAGTGCCTTTTTTCGGGATGTAAGCAAGACCAGGGATTTGCTCTAATGCTTCATAACGCTTTTCAAGGAACAGCCCAAGCTCACGAACGGTAGTTTCATCATTGAGTGAGCACATAATGTGGTGATATTGAACATCCCCCAGTGCAGCAAGTGCGCTTGCAATGTCACCATTTTCGACACTAATCGCGAAAATAGGCATGGTTTCATCTTGCTTACGGAAGTACTCAATCATCTCAACAATGTCTGATTGGCTTGCATCTTTGCTGAATTTATCAGCCGCGATGGTTTCATCCATACATAGCGTGACTGTGTTTGGGGCAACCTTTGCTTCAGCCACCGCATTACCAATAGCAAGAATGCATTGCAGGTCTTCGGCGCTGTTGGCCAGGCTGTTGTCAATTTCGATATAGACACCGGGCACTCGTGCTGTGCTTGGTACCTCTTTAAAGCCAATTCCCATTAGTTCTGCTCCTTATTGGCTGTGGCTTTAGTAGTGGTTTGGACTTCCACCACGCTTTTGTCGCTAAGGCGGCGTAACCAATAAGCATTGCGAGGTTTGATTTCACCTGCGGCTTTTAGAGGATCGCGTGTCTCTGGGTCTCGAACGACCAGAGCTTTAGCGGGTTTAATTTTGAATGTGGGTTGTTCAGTTTTTTTCATTACGCTGCATCCTGTAGTGCAAAGTGTTCTGCTGCCATCGCCATGAGTTCGCGCTCTAGCTTTGGTGTCCAGCCGATAAAGGCACGTTGTGGCATTTCATAGTTTCGCTTGGTGAGAAGGCCACCTTCCCAACGACCCGTTTTATTATTGAAAAAACCATTTACTCGAGTTGAGAAGGTGATTTTTGAACCTTCGTTGTGCTCTCGGCCTACCTTGCCTGCAATGCCTTTTAACCCGACCGCAAAGTTTTCTTCTGAAACCTCTGTTCGCAAACCGCGAATAAAGCCATACAACATGTTTTTGTTGTTCACGGTGTTCAATGTCGCGTGTAAGCGTCTATGTTTTTCGCCATGTTTGCCGTGTTTACCACGCGATACCACAGTGACTTTGCGGCTGGTTCGCGCTTGATATGGGTTGTTCTCAATATCACGCTGTGAACGGATTTGACTGCGGAAAAACTGGCGTGCGTGATTCGCCATTTTTTTGTTTAACTCAAATTTTTCTGTTGCGGTGAGGACCAGGCTTTCAACAATCTGAGTGAGTTGCTCTGGGGTTTGAAGTGTTAGCATGGCAAATCATCCTGATGACCGATGAGGTGAACCAGCTCACCGAGCTCCTCTAAATCAGCAATTTGCTCAAAGTCACTCACACATCGATAACGAATGTCGTTTTGCAGCCAGTCACCTTGCACATCCTCTTCTAGTGAAAACTCCTCACTCAAATCAATCTTAAGGCGGATGTCGCACTTACCGTCGTCGAGCAATTGGGTGGCAAAGGTAGGGAAAGGCAGTCCTTTGCTTGGTCGCTCTGGGTCATATTTGTTCAACCAGCTCACCAAGTGCATGAAGAGTGCTTTCGGCCGAATCGCAACATCTTGCATGTCAACCACCGCGGTGTAGTCGACGGTAAACCCATCGACTTGTTCAGCTTGAGAGGAGAACATCACTCCGTTCTCTGCCCAAACCGTTAAGTTTTTGGCGTCGGTGACATGCTTCTTAAATAGCTCGGTTAAACTTTGTAGTGATTCCATTACACAACCTCAAAACAGTAGGTTTCTTCACCGTTAATCAGTAGGTCAACCGCTTGGCGATATTGCACTTCGCAGTGCTGCTTTTTATCGGTGAGTGCTTGTTGTCTGTCGGCAGCTTCGGCAGTGGTGTCACTGCTGAGTTGGATGCCAATCAATTCACTAGCAGTAAGCGCAAACACGGCCTGCTTGTAGAGAGTCTCGCCTGAATCTTCATCTTCAAACCGTGCTTGCGACAATTCGTTCAAGTGAGCAAAAGGTTCAATGGTGTCCTTTAGCTCTCGGTGCACCTTTATGCGCGATACCGTTGCTTGGTGCAAAATGCCCGGTTCTGTCTCATTGCTAAGGAAATGGAACAGAGACTGAAACTCTGACACCTTGAGCGCTGGGTATTTGTCAGTTTTTGGTAGCTCTGAATTAAAAATCTCATTTTTATCACCAACAAATTGCATTGCTTCACGCCTTTTGGTTGAAAAATGCGGGCAGACAAACACTGAAGGCTGCGCAGGCATTGGAGTAACCCAGACAGTTAGAGTGTTAACGCCCGCATTGAGGGGGTGTTAGTTAAGGGTTATACCCATGCTCCGTTAATCCAGAGCTTGACGTTTTTGAACTCGACAGCGGCCGCTTTGCCCAACTCTTCAATGACGTAAGCCATGTTCATTGATTCGAAGTTTTCCACCTGGTCTTTGGCGTCATTTTTCTTGCCAACAGAGCGACGTACTGAATCAATCTGAATGTATAGAGATAGGTTGTCGTAGCTAGTGACCATGATGCCCGTTGAAGGGAAGCCCGGTACTTTTACAGCGGGTAGTCCACCATAGGTTCCAATGACTTGAAGCTCTTGGATCTTGCCTTTTTCGCTTGGCGTGTTGCCGTGCGCTTCGTAGAACTTGGCTTTGTCGTAACCAAGCAGATCAGAACCGATAATAGCGACTAAGTTACTGTCGTCTTCACAGGCAGGGTGAAGCAGCGTTTTAACGTTAAGCACGGCTAAATCAAGGTTGATAAAATCACCTTTCTCTTTGCCTGCTGAACCATCACCACCTTCACCGATACGGATCTTGCTAGAGCCTTCTACTACTTCTGAAATCAGTCGGTCAGCATTGTGAGCACGCATCGCTTGATACCAACCGATATTGACATCTTCACCGTGTGGATTAGCTGCGCGGTCTGTGGTCTTCGCAACACGCTCGCCATACCAACCAATCGTGACTTTATTAGCATCAATCTGTTTACGTGTTTCAGAAGAGACGATCTTGTTGAAGTTTTTGTCGTGTGCCCATGCGTCTAACTTTTCATAACGTATTGCCGTATCAAAGTTGGTTTGTTCACACATGTATGGCATAGCGCCAATACTTGAAAAGTCTGTCGGTTTGCGCTCACCTTCGCCAGAGGTATCGGTACGGCTGGCAATCATGCCTGTAACACCAAGGCCGATAGATTCGCCTTTCTGGTTTTTAACCGGCACAACGTTTATTTTGCCTAAGAACCAGTTGCTCTCACGGATTTGAGCGATGATTTTCTGGGTGCCGTTTGGGGTTACGTTAAACTTCTGAGTTGGGTCGGCTACTTCATTTTGTTCACCGACCTTTTTAATGTAAGCACTCAGCTTCGTTTCTGTTTTTCTATCCATTTCACTACCTAATTGAATTCGTTATTGGTTGAGAAAGAACGCGTTATAGATACAGTTCTTCTTCGCCGTCTGAGCCCGCTGCTTGACGCTCATCTTCGTCAGTAAGTTTGCTGAACTTTTCGATTGTGCCGCTCAGTTCACCAACTTGGTTTGAAAGGGTTTCTACCTGGCTCTTTAGCTTGGTGAGTTCGGCGTCATCGCCAGTATTATCAGAACCTTCTTCTTGGCTTTCTTGCTTGTTGTTAGCTGACAGACAAGTCACGAGCTGACCTAACTGACTGTTTAGCGCTTTGTTCTGCTCAATGCTTTGCTTAAGCAGCTCTTCAGTTTCTTTACTCATCTCGGTTTCATCCTCTTGTTGAGAGAGCTGCTCATCAGCGTTATTGCCGTTGAGCCAGCATTTAAATTTGTTAAATAGGCTTTGCTCTGAGTGTTCAGAGTCCTGCACAGAGAGAGAAGACAAATTCACGGTCTGCCCTGTAGACACATAGGTTTTGTCAGCAGATTTATTTGACAGTTGGATTTGCGTAGTGCCAAGAGAAGCAGGGTTGTCAGTCAGCGCTAAGCCTGTGAGGTAGGCTTTACCTGTTTTGCCAAAGTCCTCTTGATACTCAACAGACGTATGCAGTAACTGACCATTTTCAACAGTGCGTAGAAGCATTGAGTTAGGCTTTATGACTGCCCAAAGCTCATCATCTCGTTTTTCAGTAGACAAGACTGAGCCGTATTTCCAGCTCCATTGAAAGTGCTCTTCGTTGATTAGAGCGTTGTACTTTTTCGGGTCGTAAGTTTCAGCAATGTCATCAATAACCTGCTGTGGCACCTCACGCCCATCGACGGTTGGGCCTGCCTTCAAAATACAAATTGGCTCAGACTTGAACATCATTTCTCTCCTAAATTCGATGACTCCAATCTAACGAATGCCCTTATCTTTTTGTATTCATGGTGATTCTAGAACTCTGATATAGAAACCGCTCAGGCTGAGTAATTACGGAGCCTGTAGCACTATGCAAGCATGGATACCAATGTAGTTACTGAGAATGAGCCAATCTACACCCATGCGCAGACCCAAGCGCTGGGGTTGTACTTGCGCCAATATAAACCTGCCGAGATTGCAGAGCAGGTAGACGTTGCCACGCGCACTGTACAGCAGTGGATTTCACGCTTTGGCTGGAAAAAAATGCGGGATGATTCGCCCGTAGAGCTGATGCTGCGTCAACGTATTGCTTACTTGATGTGGATTGACCACAAACTAGAGTGTCAAGAACGTGAACTGAAGATGCTGCTAGACCAGCACTACAAGCGAGTGGAAGCTGATAAAAAGCGCAGCCGACCTGCTGGAAGTGGGGAAGGGGAGAACAAGCGAGGACGCAAAGCAAACAAGGTCAAAAACGATATCTCTCACATCACCAAAGAGATGTTGGATGAGTATCGTGAGAAGACGTTTTTTGAGTACCAGAAAGAGATCCACCGGCACAAGCAAGATGATGCGATCAATGAGATTCGCTTTTACCTTAAGTCTCGCCAGATTGGTCTCACGTTTTATTTTGCATTTGAAGCCTTTGAGGATGCCGTGCTTAACGGAGATAACCAGGTGTTTATCTCGGCCTCTAAGAAACAGGCTTACATCTTCAAGAACTACATTCGGAAGTTTGCTCTAGAGATTGGTGATGTAGACCTTAAGGGTAAAGACGACCTCGAACTGAGTAATGGTGCCAAACTTGGCTTCATGTCGACGAACGTGTCGACATCTCAGGGCTTCAACGGTCACATGTATTGGGATGAGGTTTTTTGGATCCCTCGCTTTGCCGAGCTGGACGACTACGCGGGTGGTATGTCTATCCAAGCGAAGTTCCGCACCACATATATTTCTACCCCTTCGACTATGGCTCACGAGGCGTACCCGAAATGGGAAGGCAAGAAAGAGCACAATATCGACATCAGCCACAAGGCACTAAAAAATGGTGCGTTAGGGGAAGATTTTATCTTTCGTCAGATGATCACCGTCGATGATGCGATAGCCAAGGGTGCGAACTTCTTCAACATGGATAAGCTGAAGCGCAAATACCCAGTTAAAGAGGTATTCGATAACTTGCTACGTTGTAAGTTTTTGGATGACAGCGCTTCGTTCTTCTCTCTTAAAGCGCTACTGGGCTGTAAAACAGATACGTCACTTTGGAATGATGTGGACCATGAAAAAGCGCACCCTGTTGGTAGTGCAGAGGTATTGGTGGGCTATGACCCAAGAGGCGGCGGAACCGGGGACGGCTCAGACGATGCTGGCTTGGTGGTTTCTCTCAAGCCAAGACGTAAAGGCGGCATGTTCAGGCTGATTGAACGAGTGAGGCTCAAAGGCTCTAGCTATGAGCAGCAAGCAGAAGCCATTCGCGCTATTACCGAAAAATACAATGTTGTCCATTTAGCTATAGATACAAGCGGGGTTGGCTCCGCGGTTGCGGAACTGGTGCGTAAGTTCTACCCCGCGTTGCTTGAGCTGAACTACTCGCCCGAAGTTAAACGGATGATGGCGTATAAGGCGCGAGAAATCATTAACAATGGTCGATTGCAGTTTGATGCCGAGTGGGATGACTTGGTGCATTCCTTCCTGATGATCCGACAGCAGACGACCAACATTAGCAACCAAGTAACGTTTGTTTCTAACCGAAGTAAGATTGGCTCACATGCTGACCTTGCTTGGGCTTCAATGCATGTGATGTGTTGGGAGCCGATTGATATTAATACCGACGATGACACCACCGTTGAGATTTTCTAAGCCAAACCGTGGAGAGGCAAAGTGATTGAAATTGAATTTTCGAACCCTGTGAGCGTGATGAACAGTGACATACTCAGTTACTTAGAAACCGCGCTGATTGATGGATTGTACGAGCCACCTATCCCGCTTGATACGTTAGCAAAGGCTCTACGAGTGAATCCCATGCATTCCAGTGCGATTGAGTTTAAGCGCAATACTTTGGTGTATGCGATCACCTTAAGTGGTTTGCTCTCTCGCCAAGACTTAAAGCGCTGGTCACAAGATTACTTAACCTTTGGGAATGGCTATTTGCAGGTAATTCGTAATTTTGGGGGGCGAGGTCAGGTGGTCAAACTTAAACACCTTCCAGCGTTATATATGCGACGCCGTGAAGATTTAGGTTGGACGTACAAACCCAAAGAGTACGACGATGACGGACGAATCGACTTTAAACATGGTCAGGTGTTCCACCTTTGTGATTACGATATTGCCCAAGAGATTTACGGCTTGCCGGCACATGTGAGTGGGCTAACCTCCATTTGGTTGAATGATGATGCCACGCTCTTCCGTCGTCAGTATTACCGTAATGGTAACCATGCTGGCTATCTGCTTTATATGAACGATCCGAACATGACCCCAAAGCAAGAGCAAGAAATCAAAGACAAACTCAAGGCGAAAGACGGCATGGCGTTCAAAAATATGTTTGTCAATGCTAAGGGGAAGGACACCAACCCACCAGAACTGAAGCCGATTGCTCAGGTAGAAGCGAAAGACACGTTTAAGGACGTAAAGAACCAAACCATGAATGATGTGTTAGCCCTCCACCGTGTTCCGATTGAGCTGATGAGCGTCCGTCGTGAGAGCATCACGTCTCTGGACTTAAACAAAGTGGATTGGTTATTTCACAAGAATGAGTTATTGCCCCTGATTGACTCCATGAAAGAGTTGAATGACTTTGTGGGGCAAAAAGTTATCAGTGAGAATGAGTATAAAAAACTCGAAGTTGCTTAGTATCGAGCTTAGATAGATTTGTTTTTAATTATTGGCTTCGTTCAACAAATTTACGGTTGAACATCTGTTGTTCTTCGGTATTGTTTGTGTGCTTAAGGTGTTCGAGCAAACGCCGAGTTGTCCGCTTCTCTTAATATAGATCTGACTATTGTGGTGGCTAATTTAAAGTTTGTTTTAAGTCAATGCTTTAAAAGAATGCCAGCACAAGCTGGCATTTCGTTCTTTTGGCTAAAATATTAATAGAAAGGGCTTAGTCATTAAATGACGATAGTGCACTCTTCAAGACGACCTTATTGTAGTTTTTATCTAGATCGTCCTTGTAAGGCGTCGACTTTCCATTTCGGAAGCTGTAGTACGTTTGAATGGAAGGCAGTGAGAAATCATACTGAACCTTAGACACACCTTTGTACGGGTACAGAGAGAAGTGGAATAAAACGTCACCTTCATTTGTTCTAAAGACGCCAGACTTCTCTGAGTCATTTTTCTTGTTTGAGCTCAAATATGTAGAATTGTGGAGGCGCTGTATATTTGCAAAAGCGGTGACATCATCGTTAGATAATGTGATACTCCCATTATAACGTGTTGTCGCGGGAATTGAGATGGCGATTCCCTCTAGCTTTTTCAGTTTTGAATTGACCTGTTTCCCAAATTTCTCAAAATTAAATTGATAGTTTTCGACCTTGGCTCCGTTGTTAAAATAGAGCGCTCGCTCAAAGTTACCCTTGCGGCCTTCACCAATCTCGATCTCTCTTGGAGTGACAGTGAATACGTGATAATCACCTTCAGTGGTAAATCTCATATCAAGCCAAGGCGTGTAATATTCAATCATTTTGCCCGCACCCAACTCTTTTGAGTTGACGAACGAGTTATAAGCATTACTTTTGTCAAAGAAATTTAGGCTATTTTTGTCAAAATCATAGATGGTCGAATGAAACATCACTTCGGATGCCGTTCCGTCCTTATGAGATAGGGTATAATAAACCCGCTTTCGAAACTCCTTAAGGGGTACCTTTGCCGAAATCTTAACTTGGTAAAAATACTGATCGCCTGACTCGTGCCATTCTGCATAGTCGGCGGGCTTAGCTCGTTCCTCACCTAGGTTCCCAATATCTTGGAGTGTATTTGTTATGTTATTTGCGACATCATCAATAGTAGATTGGCAACCAGATAATGAAAGGGTAGCGATTAATACTGTAACTAGCGGTCCAAATTGTCTCATATTACAACCATTCCTTTATGCATATTGTATACTAATTGGTCATTAACTCACATTAAAGGCCTGTAATGCAATATGATTAACAGTGTATTGATTCATAATGTTGATGGGTCACTCAATTTATTGGTTTTAAAACACTTAATGCGTAAAAAAATGGGGCTCAAGCTGACTTCAATTCACAATTTATACGCAGGCGTCAAAGCAATTTTAATTGCCTTCGATTAATCCTGAACAAAACGAGATATCGTTTACTATCACTAACAACCAAGGATTTTGAGCACCTCTTGGTTAACGGCGTAAGCTCAAGAAATAAATTGCGAGCTGTACCAGCAAGACTGGACGTTTCCCTACGCGACTTTCGGATACCAAAAATTGTCCGCATTTTCTAATTTAAGTGATTAATCTAATAAGATTTTGTCCAAATTCGAGCTTGGCGATAATGCGTGTTTAACATACGGTTAAGTCACACATTATCAAAGATATTAGATTGCGCATGAATCAATTCAAAGTCATTGCAGCTGTGCTTCAACCCACAATTGCAATGACCTCAAGCGTTGAGCATTTTCAGTACAGGTTTGGAAATTCGCTACATCTTCGGCTAAGACTTCGGCATCTCGCTGGTATGGAGTGGTTGCGGTGGTACCATCAGTGACGGTGGCGGGTTGCTGAATACCGATTGCTCTATTATGCGCTCGCACGGACTCGGCGCGGATGTGCAGCCAGTCAGCATCATTAGCAATGCACTGCTTATTAGTATTTTCTTGGGCATACTCAATTACCTTTTTCTCTATGGTTCGATATTGAATTCGGATGTCAGGCTGTTGCTTGGCAAGGATAACTGCTAGGGTAAAGGCTTCATCTTGCTTTTGTTCATACTTATCAAACAGGGCATTCTGCTCTTGTTGGGCTTTGGCTAAAGTGGTCGTTACGCCATAGTCATAAGAGAGATAAGCGATAGCAGTAAAAGCAGCAACGACGCCGAGGTTTTTAACTAACGTGAGGTGGCTTGCTAACATGATCACCACCCATTCAAACAGACGTGTTGTTCTTTGTTTCTGCGTTTGGGAATGCCACCACAGTTGCTTTCGACAATGAGACAGTTCTTACCATTTACGTAAATCCATCTAGGGTATTGTTTACATGCTCCAATGTTGTCGCCCTGGTTGAACTTCTTAAGGAGAGTAGAGCTTTTGAATTTGCCTGCCCCAAGGTTATAAACAAAGCTCACCATCATGTCGTATTCGCCTTGTTTTGGCGTTTTAGTGATGTACTTTTTAACCACCTTCTCAGCCGCAGTAACGCTTTCAACAAACTTCTCTGCTGCTTGACGTTCAGTAATCTTGGTGTGTTCTGTTACGCCTTTGGTATGGCCGAGCCCGACAGTCCAAACATTGGCGCTGCATTGGTAGGCTTTAAGCCGGCATCCTTCTTCATTAGCGATATGACGCAAGCCGTTTTCGCTCACGCTCAGCTCTGAGTCAATATTAAAGACAATGGCAAGTATGGAAGCGACAGCGCAAACCGTACCCTGAATCGCTCTGGTTTTAAGAGTCATGCGGCACCATCCTCTTGAGCGTTTAATTTAGCGAGCTTCGCTTTGTTGAGCTTGATGGATACGGCGTAATGCTTAATCGCCATAATGCCGGTGACGATACCTACTGCCGCGGCTATTAACTGCGCGATATCATCTACACCAAAACTCACCATAGTGGATAAAATAGAGGTGACGGCTTTCTTTATCCCGGTGGCATCTAACAGTGATACGACAAGCGGTTTTGCTCCAGTTTCGTTCATTTAATTTCTCTCGTAGCTTGTGAATAGTGCCCCCATAAACCAGTCTAAAGTGCTGAGTTTTAAAGGGTAGCGGTTGGATTTCTAGCGATGGGATATAGAAGCGGATAAAGAAAACCCAGCGGAATGCTGGGTTTTACAGTTAGTTGATTATTTGTGAGCCACTTGGCGTGGTTGGGCGCACGGGCCTGTCACCGTAAGGAAAGTCCGGCTGCATAGGATAGTCTCGCAGGGCTTGCTTATAGTCTTCTACTTGAGTGAAGTAAGGAAATGACTCTCCGTAACTTTGACTGTCGATGTAAGCCAACTCTTGATTACGCCATGCTTTTTCTTCTTCAATCTTTTGTTGAGTTCGTTGCTCAGGTGTTGTCGCTGTAGCTTCAATTCTTACCGCGCATCGACCATTTACCCAGCGTTCTTCTACGTATTGTTCGCCGTTTTGAGGCTTTTCAGATACTTCTACGTCATTTACTAAAAATTTGATTTGCATGTTGTTACTCCACGTCAGACCACGACATACACAGCGTTGATACATAGGTTGGAGAAGCATTAAAAAAATGCATCTCTATCGTACGTCCTACAAAATACCCCTGAGAAACTAGACGAGCGATGGCGCTATATGCTGTCCAAGCAGATGTAGTGTCGTCTAGCTGGTATGTGTCGGAAGTGCCAGTTATATCCGCCATCATATCAACACCATCGACCATTAGTTTTTGTAATCCGGCTTGGTAATTTAAGTTCACACCCGTCAACATTACGCGGCCACCTTCAACAGCATTTATGGTCATGGTGTAAGCGGAGTTTCTTTGTATGTCGACTTTTTCATAGCAATTAATCTCCCTATCATCCCCGCCCTGAATGAAAGGGTTCATACCATTACCAACAATGTTCTTAATTTTAATTCCGCCAGTGCTCGCCGCTGGATTTGCTAAATCTACTTCACTCATACGTACCATTCCCCGTCAATAGACTTAAACGTGTATTGAACATTGCGGGTAACAATGTTCGTCGTTTCGTGCTGTTCGCCTGTCGAAAGCACTGTGATTTTTTTGCGGTTCGGAGCGGTAAATGGCTGCTTGTTTTCTTCTGTCACCGCAGCAAGTACGAGCACGCGACAAATGCAATCTTCGCTGGCTTCTGGTAGCTGAATCGGCTTGATGACTTTAAAAACATTCAGCTTATTAAGCGCAATATCATCATCTTGTGTTTCGATGAAGTTTGGTTTGTTATTTCTGCTTAACGCTGCGCTTAACTTCTTTGCTGTTACTATTCGCTCATCATCAACACCAGCGGCTACTTCCTCTATTGTTGCTACTTCTGCGATGCCTGGTGTTTCTTCATCAGCAAAAGGCATGGTTGCCACTTCGACGGTAATATTGTCGATGCGTGATGCTGAAAGATTTAGGTCAAACACCTCAGTTACGATGGAGTTAGCACGCTTTAGAGTCATCACTTTGCCATCGTCACTGTCCACACCAAATAGAGTTTGGGCTTCATCGTCTAAGTGGTAACCGATCTCTTTGCCTTCAAACTCTTCCTTTCCAACGAAGTCGGCTTCAAAGTGAAGATGGCCTGTTTTAATGATGCGTCCACGAATCACAGGCTTGCGGATGATTTCCGCGCGTAGCTCGGTTTGGTCTTCAGTTGGTGTATAACCTTCTGTGCCGATACTGATGTGAGATATTTTAAACTCGACACCCAGATCACCGGCACGAACGGATGCAGCTCGACCTGCATCTGTAATTACTAGCGCCATTATTGAGTTACCTCGTGTGTATGTGTTGTCCGGATATGCCGCGCATTTGCAAGCCCAGTAAAGTGCTCGATGGTTGGGCATATTTCGTATTGATGAATATTTCGCGTGACTTGGTAGTTAACGGCTTGCATGTAAAGCGTGGTCTCGTTGTTGTAGAGCCATTGAATATCAGTATGCGGTAGCCGCTTATCTTCAAAGGCTTTCCATGCATCCCCGGCGCTTGAGCGTGACGATGACTTAAGCGAGACATAAATGAGGTTTGGTGTTGCTACGTCGTCGTAAACCGTGCCACTTTCTTTTCCTGCCACTTCAAACAGCAGGGCTTGATAGTCATTGATTTTCCAGCCAAAGAGATCATCTTTAAACTCTGAAAGTAGGGATAGCTCTACTTCGTCATGCGTGGTTTTGAAGTCTTGTGCCATGCCCTCAATCAGGCTGGTCAGCTCTTTGTTTTCGACCTCTTGCCAGTAATCGCCTTTGGGTAATAGTGCGCGGATAGAGTCAGCAAAGTCGCTCTCGCTGTAATCAATGATTAAGTCGGAGGTGTCCATGTTACGCCTCCTATTGTGTGAATTTGATTGTTCTCAATGGTCACTTCATCAAGTGGCGCTTTGAGAATAAAACCACTGGTAATCTCTGCTACCACCAGAGTGATGTCCGTTGGGGTAATTGATTCCGGTTTTTGCGTATCTTCATCGATCACTCCCATCTTGCCTTTGATTAAGTCTTCCAGTGCGGTGATAACATCTTCACGTACGCTTTCGTCTTCAATGCCCTGGATCTCAATATCAATCGGCATTTTCTGAGGTTGATGAGCAAATGGGTGACAACCTGCAAGTCGGTTTGTCTCAAATGCTTGCTGGACCAGGTTCATCACTTCATCACTGACGGCAGGGTTGTTATTTCTCGCACCTATATAAACCTCAACCATGCCGCGCTTTGGGGTGTTATCGAGTGCCCAAGCAAAATCGACATCAGCATGAGCAGAAATCGCCCATGACTCATAGTCTTCACGTTTACCGATCATTTGGTTTTTATTGAAGGCATTAACTACGCGGCCTCGCCAGTGTTCAAGCTCTTCAATGCCACTACCGCCACTAATGCCGAGGCTAACAATGTTGTTTGGGTCTACGCCGTTGAGTGCTTCTGTCAGCTTAAGCTTTGCCCCGTTGGGTAGATTGCTATCCGTACCTGCTTTAAGCGCGATGACCGCTACCGCTTCGTCGCTATGTTGCTCACGAACGGTTTTGTATTCGTTTCCGGCATCATCAACCAGTACTCGACCTTTGGGGATGGTCACGACCGCCCCTGTCTGGAAAAAGCTCACTGGCCCCGTAGCGAACTGAGGTTGTAAGCGAGGCTCTTTATGCCTTGTTGCATGTAGGTATAACCAAGCCTCCGAACAGCTTTCTGGGTGTAGCTCTCGAAACAACAGGTCTTGATAGCCATACTGCCCATAGCTAACACCTGCAATGGCACTGGCGATGGCATCAATAGCAGGGTTGTTTTGACCTGTTTTCGCTATGAGCGTCGCTTTGGCTCGGTCAATTAGGTATTTCAGGCTGCGTTGAGTGCTCATAGCTCAACCTCAAACTTGGTTCCATCGGTTAAGGTGATCATAACGTTTCGTCCCATGACATTAGGTGCTTCTTCCCATGTGGTGACATCAATGCGTTTGGCGTAGCCTTCATCAATCAGCCATTGCAGGGCATCTTGATAAAAACGCCTGGCTAAGCTGATGGTTTGAGCTGTGACTTTATCGCGCTTAAGTGTCCAATCACGTGAGCCGACAATGTTCAGTAATTCGTTGCTCCAAGTACCGCCGCGCTCGTCGTTGTCCATTCTTGCTCTATCGTTCTGAGTAGACTCAGCATAGTTATGAACACTTTGTTGTACGGCGTGGGTCATCCCCTCTCTTGAACTAATGGGGGAGGTTAGGGCGTTAAGGTTAAAGCGGTTCATTGATTGGGCCCTTGTGTTACTTTGCTTGCTCCATCATCTTGGTAGTTGTGTGTATGCTTCTCGACACTTACCCCACCAAACGTCCCTGATTTACCACCAACAGCGCCGGTTGCGCTGATATTTTTCGTCACAGATAAACTTCCGCCTATGCTTACATCACCTGAAAATGATGACTCTGGTGCGGTTATTGAAACTGATGGTGCTTTTACCGAGGTTTCTTGCGTTGAGGTGACCTCAATCTTCGCCATTGAGTTAATTTTGATGCCGTTATTGGTGAAGTGGACGAGGTTGCCTTTATCGTCCAGTACTGCCACTTCACCTGGCTCTAGTTCAATTTGGTGGCGTTCGTCTTCCACATTTACGGTCACACCACGAGCCGTCACCCCGCCAATAAACAGGTTGTAGGTTTTGGCGCCCACTAAAGGGCGGCTCATAAATCCGTAGTTGTGCACGCGCTTTATCTTGTCGTTCGTACGACCGGTGGCAGTTTTGATTTGCAGCATTCCGGTGGTTGCGCCTGTCACGGTTCCTGTTCCGGTAATGTTTTTAATACGCGCCATTAGCCGTTGTTGCTGCTGCTTTTGCGCGATGGAGCTATGCATTACTTCTGCTCCTTAAATGGTCTGAATAGTTCAATCGATGTACTTGCTGAGCTTTCGGATACCGATAGGCTTAAAGCTTTAATTACGAGCATTTCGTTAAAACCTTGTTGCTCATCCATCACTCGTATCACTCGGTTTAATCCATCAATGGCAAGCTCTTGGAACACGTCAGCAATCGTGCTGGTTGCGGTGAGGCTTTCGGCTATGGCGAGGTCACGTTCATACCTGGCGCGAGAAAAACAGGCCTTTGCGTTTTGTAATTGGTCACAGATGATCACCATGACTCTTTGCTTATTCACGTTAGGGTTGGTGATGACAGCGTATGAATCATCCCACGCACCTTGAACCTCCGTGTGGTAGAACTGCTTATGAAAGGTGCGCTTAATACCAAGGTTTTCGATGTTTTTACCCACCTGTAGGCCAATACCTTGAATGGTTGCGTGAGCCGTGTGCTCAATGGTTAGAACACCGTTGCGCTCAATCAGCATGTAACCCTGCTCACGGATGATTTGAGCAATGTTATCAACGGGTGATTCAGCCGTAATTTGAAACTCATCAACCAGGGGCATGGCGCCTATCCAGCTTTGTACCGACAGCCCGAACGGTTTCGCGATGTTTGCCAGCAGCTTGGCTACGTTCTGGTTATAGAGCGCATCCATAGTGATACGTGAATCAATCATGTTGGCACTTCTGGAGCGGCCAGTGATTGTTAGTTTGTGAGCGCTGCTTTCAGTGCTTGAGTCAGTATCATCAATTTGCCCGGTTAGGATTGGCTTATCATCCAAGCGAAATTCAACAGGTAAAGGTGAGGTAATGCTCATCGGCGGAATGTCTGCACTGAAGGTGTGTGCGAGTTGCTCTACAGAGTAGTTCAATGATGCCGAGTAAAACGGAACAAGGTTACCGTTGATAAGTAATGTGACTTTCTTCATTTCACATTCCTCACGGCAATATCACCACGCATAAAGAGCGGATGTTGCAATGCGTTCAAAGCCGTCACCATTGCTTCACTACTTTGCTCATCATGAGCGAGGACTAGTGCTGAGGTGTACTTTGGTTTCACCACGGTTCGGTGCGGCGTAATACCTGCAATGACTTTATCGCGCTGAGTTTGTACGTTGCCTTTGAGAGAAGTCAGACCTTCGTACAGCTCCAGAGCTTCTAATGTAGAGTTGGCTGTTACTTCTCCTATGTTGGTATCAAGCGCAGATAGCAGGGCGTTGAGGTCGTTTAAAATGACATTGCTATTCATTTCTCCCCCTATGCGGTTACATCGTAAGTGTCAACCACTTCAAGCTCAGTGAGGTTTTCGCTCATCTTGACCGCGGCAGTCACCAATTGAGTGTTGTAGTGAGTGCTGGGTGCTTCTTCTCCCATCAACCCCAGCATGAACGCCTGAGCCGAACGCGCATGATTTGCGGCTTCGCTGATTGAGTCAGGCTCTAGCTGCACACCTTCCGCAACGGCATCCACAGCGATGCTCATAAGGCTGGCAAAGTCTTCAGGGTCATTGCTGATGCTGCTAATCGCTGAGTAGGCTGTGTTTAGTGCGTTGTTGATGTCCTGCTTCTTCTCATCATCCAAATCAAGGCGATTGGTGATGTCTACCAGGGCATCATGCATCTTGGTGAAATCATCTTGAGTTTGAGCAATTTCAGCTACGCTCATTTCTTCCACATCTTTGACGAACACCTTAGTCGAGATTTTTTCGACGGCGCTGGCCTGCTCTCTAGTTCTCACAATGCTTGGCGCAGAGATAGTTGGAGATATGCCGGCACGCACGAAAGAAAGGCTAAGCGTGACCAAGCCGCGCTTGGTGCTGATATTTTGGGAATAAGATTGGTAGACGAGTTTTAACTCACCAAGCCAAGGGTGTTCGAGTTCGCCTTCTGGAGAGGCTTCACAGTTCGCGATAAAGGCATTGGCATCTGCAAGGGAGCTCGTGCCAACAAAGACGATTTCAAAGTTGAAGGTACGGGCCTTGCTGCCCATCACCTTGATGTGTGGCAGGTCTTTATAAGGAATTTCAACAACGTGCAGACGCTGACCGCCATCAATGGCCGTCGATAGGATGTTGAGCTTATGCCCGTTCCATCGTCCGTGCTCGTATTGTCGTTCCCACATCAGAAAACCCACCAAACCCAAGGAAAAAATCAGAATTTCGCAGAATGAGGAAAATTCGGTAGTGGGGGAGGCGCTTGGGGCTTGCGTCGGCTCACCCCTCCCTCCACACCAAAATTCAACACTGCAATTTTGCGCAATCAGAGGCGCAATTCATTTCGGTAGGTTTATTTGACCACAGCCCTTGTGGGAACTACATCAAGGACTGTTTTAGATTGTAGTTTTAGAGATCGTCCGAGATCGTTTTTTTGCGTTTTTTGGAGAAAGATGATCTTTACTATTGTGCAGCTTTATCTATTTGGGTAAAAGGTGGATTAATCATGTCAGCTAAAAAGCGGCTTACTTCCCATGCCATGCCTAACTCTGGGCAGTCGCAGTATTTCACTATCTCATTGCGTTCTTGGCATATCCAAGCATGCCCATTGTTACGATATTTATTGAGTAAGGGTGCTAAGTTGTACCAGTCTTCGACCTTGACTTCACCTTCCCCCATGATTATCCCTTGTGCTATAGAGTGATTTCCTCCAGTAACCTGTCCCAACATAATGGGCCAGTAATAGTTTACTGAGTGGTTTGTAGAAGGTTTAAAGTTTCCCATTAATCTATCAGGACCGATGCTTCCTAAGTTTCTAATAATTCGCTCTGGATGCCACGGAAATGTAATGATGGGTTCAGACAATGAAATATAGGTATCAACCCTTCCTGCATAACAAGAGTGTAATTCACCAAAGCTTCCAATTACCAAGTCTATACAGCCCGTTGCTTGATGGTCGTCTACTAAATAAGGCTCTAGCATTTGTCTAGACTGTAATCTGCGCCAGATAGTACGAATTAGATCTTTTAGCCCTTCTACGTTTTTTCTCTCTGCGAGCGCTGATGCACGACGTAGCAAGTGAGTCATCTCTTCGGTGTTGCTCAAGTCCTCGGTTTTCTTTCTTTTTAACACTCGGTTACCTTCAATTACTTATTGTCTTTTGTTTCAGATATTTAACTCCGCATATGAGAAGATGAAAACGGAATTGGAATTAATTTGTCGTATACTTCACATTTCTCCTGCAGCGAACATATCTATCTGGTTTAAGTCACCTTTGCACAGTTCTGGTTGTAGTTCAGGGTCAGGCTTCTTACTTGTTTGCTCAATGATTTTGTGTACCGAGGTTAGAGTGGTGAAAGCAACTCCACAGTTTAGGTTTAGACACTGGCAGTAAGCCTCACGAGTCTCTTTGGTAATCGCTCGTGAGGTTGCAATTCTGGCTTTACTTTCGCACTTAGGGCAGGTGATCAGCATTTTGTTTCTCCTTAATCCTAGTATTTTCGCTCAGTACCCACCCCTAAGTAATGAACGACAGAATTAGCTCTATTCACAGGAACTCTTATACCTACCTCAAACAGTCTGTTTTGATTGCTTTAATGTAGTCAAAGGGAGCATTTTCCCGGTTAATGAACTCCTCCCATTCTGGATCGGAGCGGTTTAACTCTTGTTCCAAAAAGAAGTTATCGATAATTTTTTGGCTTTTGGGTGGAATTCTATAGTTATTGCCACTGGACCAAGGTCGGTCGCTCCCGCTCCCTGCAGAAGCCTCCGACAAGTCGGAGGCTTTTTTAACTAACTTCCACTCAGTCTCACGGGTAAACACCACAAGCCCTGAGCCCTCAAGTCCATCGGTTGCAGTGACAATTTCACCGTATTTGTTTTCACGTTCTTTCTTGAGTAGCTTTATTGGACGCATAGATGCACTTAGTCGGTGACCGCCCATGTAATCCATATAAACTGAAAAGAAGCCGTTATCAGCAGCTCTACGAGTTTTTTCGAACAAGCAAAACTCTTGCTCTTCATCAATACGGCGAAGCTCTCGCCAAATTGTTACAGGTGGTGTGCGTTGAAACTGGAACTGACGAAAACAGAATGTGCGCGACCAGGCTGTTACGTTCTTCACCGTATCCTGTAACTTTGCTCGTCTATTGTCGGTATCGGTCAAACCCTCAAGGGCATGACCATCTACGTTTTTCGAGATGTATTTAGCTAGATACGCAACAGCACCGCCAGATTCTTCACTGATAAATTTTGCATCAAAGCGAGCTTTCATTGCTTTGGTCTTTGGGGTTCCGTTATCAAAGAATAAGTCTTTCTTTTCGCGGAATTGATAATTTTGAAGGCCACCGATGAATGCTTTTGCTTGGTCTAATGGCATAAAAAACACGCCGTGCCAGTGTGGTGTTCCATCTTGGTGGGGTTCAACAACTCTCATTCCGTAATAGGTTAGATTGCGGTAATCCGCCCAAGCGCGGAATAACTCCCAGCCTTTGCTTAACCAAGCATGAGCATCCTTAGGAGTACTGCCGTCAAAGTTAGGGTTTTCAATCCAGTATTTTCCGTGCTGCTTTAAGCGGTGGAAGCGACTAGGGGAGGTCATCGTAATGAATACCGCGATGTGATTGTTACTTTCTGCATATTCTTGGCATCCAGCAATACGAGTCATCAACTCATGGCGGCGGTTAGCGGGGTTGCTTTGTGATGAATCAACCACAGTTTGTAGATCTATTGTTTCGCCGCTCTCTGACTCAATTGCCATAAGCTCAATCCATTCTCGCTGTCTGTCTTGGCGAATGGTTAGCCATTCACAGGCAGAGATAGAAGCATAAGGTGAGCTATGTGGTGATACCATGCCAGCAGCGCGGCGAGCATTCTCAAATACAGCCACACTGATTCTACCAATTGCTCTACGCCAAAAGCCGTCGTCCATCAAACGTACAATTGCTGAATAAGCTTGCTCATCATCTTCTACATAAGTGAACTGAGGTAGCCACAAAGATGCTCCAACGAACTCATTCACAAAGGAAAGAGTTGCCATAGGCGAGAGTCCTTTCTCGGCTGCTAGGCGCACACGATTACCGCAACGGCTTGCCATCTCAACGGCTAACTTAGCTCGCTTAATTTCATTATCTACTTTCCACCAAGGCTCAGGTATTACTGAGAATGCCGCGGCTGCAGCAGAACTTCGTTTCTCAATAAAGTCTATTGCTTTTTTGAAACCATATTTACGCAAGCGGCTAGCAGCAGCCTTATCTATATAATTACGAATATCAAAAGGTAGCTTGAGCTTGTTGGCTGTGGTAGAAGCAAATTCAAACACTCGCTCTCTTGGTGTTTTCTTACCATCATGCACCCACTCACCATTGATGAACTCAAGTTGAGATGTACCTTTTTTGTTTTCCAAATACGCCATCAGCTCCCTATGAATATTGCTAGGGAGCCGATTAAGTGGATTATTGAGATTAGTGTTGTGTTGTTTCATTTTGCCCTGGGCGTTGTACTGATCGATCTGGAAGGTTATTGGCTTTAACAGCTAGTCTTGTTCGCCACCTTGTATCGGTGTCAGCTTTTGTCTTAGTTTTGTTTTTCGGCTTACTCTTGATTTCCCAAGGGTCTAAGCACTTATCTTCAGTGCAAATATAATTAAGAGGCCCATTTTTACTGCTCTGTCTCTGGCGCTTATTCAGCCCTAACTCCTTCCTCAGCACTTCCATACGATTCAATGAGCGCTCTGTTTTTACTGGGTCAAAATCAGATAGCCCCTCCATATCAGGACAAGGCATATGAGTAGGGCTGGTTGCTCTTACCCCTTTGTCATAAATAGAAATAGCAGGGCAGTATTCGACATCTTCAACAGACATATTCACCTCTCTTTGCCGCATTATTGGCCTAGCAAATGCGGCTTTCTACAAATTGATTTCGTTTAGAACGATCACATCCGAAGCCTTTAAAGCTCATCTACAGAAATACCCAACTCTATCGCGAGCTGAATATCTTCGATTCTGTGGCGAGTTTTCTCTGGCATCTTATTCACCAGTTTTACTGGGCAAGTAGCTGGTGCTGGAGCTGCAATATTCGGAGAGGTTGCTCTAGTCTTTCGTTTTTGTTTAGGCCCGCTACTAAGCTGAGTTTTGCGCTTGTATTGTTTGCGCTTTTTCGCACAAATGGTCTCTCGATTTTTCTGGTAGTACTGGCGCTGGTACTGCTGCTTTTCTGTGAGGTTCATACTTCGGTTAACTCCTGTGCATCGACAATCATGTAGCCGCCAGCACCTTCACCCTGACTAAGAATGCCGCGGAGTAGGTGATTACAATCTAACTGAGCGCAAGCTTGCTTTACGGCATCTTCTAATGAATCAAAGTCACCAAGCTTAGTTACTTCAGGTTCAAATGTTTTGGCGTGGCGCTTCATAGCGCCATCACCAAATAATCGAAGGGCGAAGTATTCCATCACGCCCCCTTTACTTCTTGTTGCATTGCAATAAGCGCTAATCCGGCTTGTGCATGAATATCATTCCACATGCGTATTAGGTTGCTTTGAAAGTTCTCTTGTCCCTCTACAGGGTTAGAGCGGAATTTATTGATGTTAAGAATCGCCACGTTTTGCCAATGAAGTGCCTCATCAATAGTGGAAATTTGGATATTGATTGATTGTGTTTCCATGATTAACCTCCAATCACTTCTAAGCAGTACTGTTCGAACTGAAATAGCTCTTCATCGTTCCAACGGCCAAGGTCACGTAGGCCAAGCATCTCCAAATACAAATGGCGGTTGCTCATATCAAGCTGCGACCAGTGGTGCAGTTGAGGTTTTGCTTTTTCGTGTAGACCAGAGCGATACCAGCTCGCAAAAGAGTGAGAAAAAAACACGCGAGCACGATCGCCTTGCATCGCTTTTTTGATATCGGATATCACCTCAGATTGTGGGCGGTGTGTTTCGATTAACGTTTGTTTCTTAGCAATCGCATCAAGCCAGATAAGAATTTCGTGCTGTTGCTCTTCACTACTTGCATTAAAACGATCAGTGATTTGCTCAAAAGAGCTAATCAATATTTGTTCTAGATAGTTTGAATTATTTCCCATAGCTACACCCCTGTAGAAAGTTAAGAAAGACCCGGTATAGGTGCTCCATTGGCAATAAAGTCCACTCCCATTGAGAAGAAAGGTTGAGCGCTGCCAGAGCGGTTTTCTAGGTCATTGATTAAAAGCACTAAGTTGCTAATGCCTTTTTGTGCTCGGTTGATGATTTTGTTTCTGATAGAGCGAGGTAGGTACAGATCACCTGCATGCTCAAGCGCCATACGAGAGAAGTCACCGGCACATTCCGAGTTCTCTAATACGCGTCTTAAAAACGTTTCTTGGGTTGCTTCACTTGCATCTCGGGGGAGTTGTGCTGCTACGATATCTAGCTCACGAAGAAGTGCGTAAACAATGGAGTAGTCATCCGTTGCTTTACTGATGGCAATAAGCATTGGTGGAGTCAGCAGTCTTGCTTGTTCAGGGTTCAGCATATTGCGCATTACGTTGCGTTTGATGCCGAGAGCGTCAGCAAGGTCACTCATATTGTGTTGGCTTGAAAAGGCAACACAGGCTTCATCAAAGTTGTATTGTGCAGAGCCTAAAAACTCGCACATTGCTTGATTCGCTTCCATATCCGATACTCACCTTGTAGCAAGTGAAGCGAAAACCAAATGCGGGATGACAGCAGGGGTGTGAAAAGCTATCCTAAAAAGGAACGTAAGTTCACACATGAAAGTCATGTTTATTGAATTGTTCTTTTGTGTTCTGAGTCTCGCCAAAGTCTAAGAAGGCACATAGGAACGAAGCACTGGTTTTCATACTCGGCATTGAGGCTTTGCTTCAATGCCGTTTTTATTAGTGGTGTCCAAACTTTCCGTAAATGGATTCCCATTCCTTCTTTGCTTCTGCTTTTTTTCGGTCGATATATTCGGCAAGGTCATCAACAGAAACAAAAATAGGTGCTTTAGTACCTTTGTTTGTTTCTGTTTCTTCATGGAGGCGAAAGGTAGGTACTGGAAATTCATTCGCGCTGACTTTTCCTTTAGCAGTCGCGTACTTCATTCCAAAATATTCTTCTGAGATCTCAGATAGTTTGACCACTGGTGCACCAAATACGGCGTGCAACGCATATTGAGTATTCATAAGGTTAGCCTCATTTCCACTAAACCACTGACGTGGTATAGTCTTAGTTAATCGCGCTTAACCTCCGTTCGTCTGCAAACATATCGGAGTTAATGTGCGTTTATAATTGTTTGTTTGTGTGAATATCCTGCGCTTGCACATAGTGTTTGTCAACTGTTTAAAAGTGTTTGTATGAGAGAGTGGTATTTAAGTTCTGAACTAGTTGGGCTGGAAGGTATGGCTAATTCAGCCACGGGCGTGAGCCAAAAAGCCAAAAGAAACAATTGGTTAAATAGAAAAAGCTCTACTGGCAGTAGAGCTTTGGAGTACCATATTTCTAATTTTCATCCTGATGTAAAAAGACAACTAATTGAGAAGTACGTCACAGATAAAGACGAAGCCCAACAGCTAATGGATTTGCCCCCACCATCGGAAAAAACAGCTGTGCCTTTAGTTGCGGATATACTGGAGCACACGACGCTCACAGAAGAAGCTTTGGAACTTGAACTGAGAAAGTTTGTAGAAAGTAATCCAGGCGGTACGCCTATAAGTAACTTTATTGAGCAAATGAAGCTTCTTCGCCGGAAATATGACAAAGATAACGTTACAGAACTGTCTAACGTGAAATCAGTAAAGCTAGCTTCTGAGATGGGGGATATGTGTGCTGTACCTGTCTATAACGTTTATGCCTCTTGTGGTTTTGGTGCTCAAAATGACGCTGAGTATCAACTAAGAACAGAATTCCTGCCTTGTATGTGGCTAAAGCGCTTTGGCTTAACAGAAGAAACAGCGCGCATCATTATCTGCCACGGAGACTCAATGGAAGACACGTTGAGTGACGGTGATGAAGTTCTAGTGGATATTCGTGAGCTTGATCACCCAGTTAAGCACGGTGTGTATGTTGTTCGTATCGGTAAGCACGTTTACATCAAGCGCCTGAAGTACGACATCATGGCAGAAGGCTATGAAGTGATTTCAGACAATAAAGAAGAATATGATTCATTCATCGTGAACGAGGAGAAACTCAATGAGTTTGCGGTGATAGGAAAAGTAGTTACCACCGTCATGAAGGCGGTGATTTAAAAGTTTAAGGCATCCTATGGGGTGCCTTTTTTATTGATGCTTTTGTAAAAAAATATAATGACTAAAACAATAGAAGAATATAAAACCGATTTATCAGATGTGATTGATCATATCAAGCTTTCTCATAGCTCAGACTTTGTTTTCAACTTAGACGAAGAGGGGTGGAGCTTATCCGGAGTACAGAAGTTTAACTTTTTTGTCGGTGCAAATAATTCAGGTAAAAGTAGAGTACTAAGGCTTGTTTTAGATAAAAGTAAAACTTGGTCAATTGGTAGTGACTTGATTTCAGCCAAGCAGGTAATGGAAGCCATTGACTTAGATGAAATTGAGCAACTTAGGTTTCGGTATACTAATAATAGAAATGCATTACGATCAGCGATTGTTCAGGCTAAAGAAACCACTCCAGAAGTACCAATAGCAGATTTAATTCAAAGAATCGCAGGGAAAGCCGAAGGGGAGTTCGGAGGTCGTGGTGGCGAATTAGAAGTTAAAGCTCATGAGTTGGTGTCTCCCCACCTAGATTCTAAAAAGCTTGGGTTATTGAACGATACTTTAGCATATAGGTATAAAGAGCCTATTTATATTCCTACGCTTCGCACCCTTCGTCATATAAGTGATGAAGACCATTACAAACTTAGGACTGTTCAAGATTACTTTCCGGGTTGTGATATAGATAATTCGGCTTCGACTAAATTCATCTTTACTGGTCATGATATTAGTGAAGATTTAAAACAACATTTGTTAGGTACACACAAACAAAGAGAAAAGGTTCGGCAATTCGAACAGTTCCTCAGTGAACAATTTTTTTATGGGGCAGACATCGCTATTACCCCTAGAATTAAAGACAATGTAGTCTGGTTCAAAGAAGGAGATAAAGATGAGTACCCTATTTATAATCTAGGTGACGGCATTCAAGCCATCATAATTCTAACTTATAAAGTGTTTATGGCTGAGGAGCCAACCATCTTTTTTATTGAAGAACCCGAAAAGTATCTACATGCGGGTATGCAACGAACGTTGATTGAGGCGTTGGCGTCAATTCCTCACCACATGTTTTTTATGACTACTCACTCTAACCACTTTCTCGACTTGGCTCTTGAGAGAGGTGATGTAGCAACACACCAAGTCTCTCAGCGTGAGGGCAAGACATTTACATGTAGCTCCACTGAACTCAATGATCTACTTGATGAGTTAGGTGTACGGGCTTCTTCAGTTCTTCTAGCAAACTGTTCTATTTGGGTTGAAGGTTTAACAGATAAGCTTTATCTGCGTGCTTATATGGCTAAATTCCTTAAAGAGTTGGAAGAAAAAGACTCTGAACCAGAGCGGGTGGAGCGCTTGAAGAGTTACCTTGAGAATCTTCATTATGTGTTCGTCGAGTATCAGGGGGCGAACATTACTCACTGGGCATTTAACCATGATGAAGCAGACATGGAAAAAACTAGTGCATATCTACTCAACAACAAAATTTTCTTGTTAGCTGACGGTGATATTGATTGGAAAGGGGAGCGAACAGAGAACCTATCGAAGCACCTTGGAGACCAGTTCTATCAATTGAAACTAAAAGAAATTGAAAACTATATACCTGTGGAAGTGATGCAAGAGACAGCAAAACTTCGCTGGAATGCGATGAAGCTGACAAACAACTGTACTTTGGACGTTTCTACGCTAACTCAAAAAGCGTATGAGCATAAGAGAACAGGGATTGGCAAGGCATTAGAACGTTGTGTAACCTCTAAACCGACTAATCTTGAGAAAAGCTTTTTTGAGGAAGTCAGCAAAAGTCGGACTGGTACTATTCGCGATAAAGTTACCTTTTGTAAAGAGGCTGTTCGCTATATGAATAGTCACCCAGATGATTGGGCGTTGACTAAAGAATTGACGGACTTATGTGACAAGTTATGGAAGCATATAGAGCGCAGTAATCAGTCGAGTTCGAAGTAAACTAAGAATAAAGCAGTTTTAAAGGAGCCAATCGGCTCCTTCTTAATCTCAAGCGTTAGTGGTAATTTGAATTAACCTGAATGTAATTTGCCACTTTCGTCTCTTTGATGTGACTAGGTGCCTGATAGGTTGTCCTAAATTGGTTCTGCCCCAAAGTTTATTAACCCATCTACTTTGTGCTAAATCAGCACTGCTAAGTTGCTGTACTTTTCCTAGTGGTGACAACGAATAAACGGTGCTCGCCACTCAAAAAAATGTATATCACAAGACTTTCATGCATAGTGTCAGGACGGTATTCTTATTACTATCTTTGTAAGTCTACTATGCTTACTTCTCTTTTTGGAATATAGGTACACATAACTTAGCTTCCAAAATTGCTTTATTTTGATAGCGTTCTAAATCTAGTTGCAATGCTTGCCGTGCGCTGGGGTGATTAATACGGAAACAATGTGTCTCATTTACTTTAAAATACCACAGCCTTCTTGGCTCTATCACCTTACTATCTGAGTAAATGAATGCGCTCTTAAGGTGTGAATCTCTGGATGAGCCCGTAGTAAAAATAGCCACATCAGGCTTTAAAATATCAAATTGCGCCTTTAACAATTGGTTAGAGAGATTGGCTATCATTGAAAACGCAGTGCTTTTCTCGGGACTCTTTCTGTTGTAACTCATGCAGAACTGATTGGAATAAACAGCGCTACAGCTTGATTCTTTCCCTCCCCCAGAAAGTTCTGATGAGCATTTATTATAAAATCTTAGCAGCTTATGCTTCCCTGGTGGCATCTTACTTTGAATTAAACTGTCAGACATTGACTGCTTAATTATTTCTCTTGAAACGTTACTACCATGTCTTATTGGGCAGTTAATTCTCCACGTTTTAGGTTCTTGCCCGATAAACAGCACTTTTCGCTTTGATTCAAAATAAGACTCATCAGGGCAGGCTAGGAAAGTTCCAGAAAGGTTTTTGGTTGAGTAAATTCTTGAAAAATCGGTTTTTTTTAATATTGAATAATATGCTTCTTCTAATTTCGCAACACTACCATTATAGCTTGACAAAACTATGTATCCTTCTAATTAGTAATTATTAAGTGTTGCACTTAATCTATTTTCGAATCAGCTAAAAATAGCTTATAGCAAGAGTTTTAACTGATCTTTGTCCATTTGCGAGCTACGATACAAGCAGGCCGACTGTGCGATCTGGTAGTGAGTTACCAGAGGCTGTGCAGAGTGTGTTGAGAAACAATTATAAAAGGAGCCAATCGCTCCTTCTTAATCTCAAGCGCTAGTGGTAATTCTAATAAATTCGCCGCTAGTTAGCCTCTTCGGCTTCTTCATATACACGGCCATATTCTTTTAGAATTGTCGCCCAGCTAGCCAAGCTACTTGCTCTTCTCGCTATACTAGAGCCACCTAGTCCTTTAACTCGCTCTTTTACAAATCTTTCTGCCGAGCTCGGGTCAATATCTTTGAGGCTAGTTACTTCAGCCCATTGCATCCATGCCCAACCAAAGTCACTAGATTCAAAGCGGTCTGCTAAAAATTGATACTTGGCAGTCCTGTTTTTCTTCTGAGCTAGGAACCGACCCGCGGTCGTGACAGTATTATTTGTTTCGAGCAAACCTAAGCACTTTGCGGCATGTGTATGGTAATCGACTTGCCTTTCTGAGCTGATGCCTTCAATAAGCTCGTGATTAAGCTCCCCGCCATTTACGCGATGTTCAACAATACTAATGACCCGATCTAGACAGTTAGCTTGAGGTACCTTACTTGAATCAATAAAAGTTTTTGTACTCTTTTCAAGTTTTTTAATTATAGGCAACAAGCTTGCAGAGCTAATTCTTACGGGTTCTTTTAGGGTCTCTGATGTTTTAGATTTTAGAGTGAGCTCTAACTTATCCATGTTTACAACATCAAGAAGGTCTTTGAATCGATATGGGTCAATTTCGTATTCTTCTAGCTTTGCTTCGATACTATCTTTATCTTTGAGAATACTTCCAAATAGCTCAATAGCAACCCCAGCTCTTTCTTGGTTACTTGAACCTAACTTGACATCAAATGAGCTGTATTTAGCATTGAATGGATAGATAGACGGCGACTTGTTGTGCCTATCTTTCATTAACAATTTTATGATGTCACCGAAAGCACCGAGAACTTTTGTCACCGCATCATCATCAGGTGAACCACCACTTCTTTTCGCTATTCGAAGGTTAAAATCCCAATTAGCCTCAGGGGCAATGGATTGAATTTCATCGAGCTCAATTGAAAAATCCTTAGGGGGGAGGTTCACTTGGCTTAGTGCATCTTCATTTAAGAATTCTAGCGAAGTTGATTTGTTCAGTTCTGCTGCATGTGTAGACATAAGAAGTAATTGCTTAGACTGCGAGAAAGCCTGATGAAAGCTACATTCTTCTCTTAGCAACGCATCTAAAATATTCTGAGACGTAGGCATATAAACCCACTTTGATGTTTGCCCATTATTGTAGTCACCACTCCAGTACACAAGGTATAAACGCTCTAGCTCATCTTTAACTGAAAAGCACTTAGGTCCAAAGAAGTCATCATAAATTTCAAAAAAACTTAGGCGTCCGAGAAATGTATCTTTAGGTAAAATATTCATTACTCCTCCACCTTATGTTTGATATGTTTGTGTGGTTCTGCACCTTCTGGCGCCCAAAGTGTAATATGCCCATCAGGAGACACTTCTTCAGGGATGACCCCAAGCTCAGCTGTTAAATTACCATAAACTGTTTTCCAATCCCCAAATTGTTCAGGAAACGGGTAGTTTTTTGCGACACGTTGAATTTTGGAAAGTTTAGACCAGAAAGAAATCCCATATGACTTAGGGATATCTTTTTTTGCGTAACGATAACCTGGCTTTTCATCTCGATGACGTTGAAAGTCTGCTTCGGTTGGTGGAGTAGTGCGAACTAGGCGGTAAACTTTGCCTTCAGCTGGTACAACCCCACATTTTTCCGGGATCCCTTCAGGAAAATCTGCAGGCCAACAGTGGTTTGAGTTAGAGGTATTATTCATCGAACTACTTTTGATTGCTTAGTATTTTACTTGCTAAGTGATATGCATATTGCTGCATGTTATCATGGCCAACATACTGTTTAATAGCAGTTTATCGACCTTTATCTCACAAAAATGATGCAGTGCGGAGTGTATTCGATGTCAAATCAAAATAGTATTCGGAATGATAACCCTGAAAGCTCGCCAAGGAGTCGTGTGGCTTTATTAGTACCTCCATACATCTTTATCTATTCATTAACAGCTTTGTGGTTGGTAGTTGATGGTTGGCTAACAGGCTTTAAATCTGTTTTAGGGTTATGGAGTGATTTGTCTATAGTGCCTCCGTTTGTTATCTCTATGATGTTTACGATGACAGGGGCTCTACTGGGTAGCGCTATATTAGGGATTATTTCATTTCATCGTTACTATGCAGTTGAGAAATCTTTCGACGCCAACCATGTTTGGGGATTCCTTTTTTCGCCATTACTTGCACTGATTATCGGTGCTTTGTTCTTTGCATTATTGAAGAGTGGTTTGGTTGTATTATCAGGGGCGAGTGGTGAGGTTACTGAGCCAGTCAGCGCATCTTTAGGGTATTTCGCTATCGGCGGGGTTGTTGGATATAACTGGGATGTGTTTGTCAAAAAGTTAGAAGAGTTATCGAAAAATTTAGCGCCTGCGCAATAGTTATATAAAGAGCCGCATTATGCGGCTTTTTTAGATCTTGCGCTCATGTAGCTTATGCGGAAACAGCTGGGTGTAAACTTGCCACAGAGTGTTTAGATTGCGGTGTCCCGTCACCTGAGCGACTTCTTCAATGCTGAACCCTTTCTCAAACAAGCGACTTGCACCTTCACGGCGTAGGTCATGATACCTGAGATTATCAATTCCGATCTTTTGGCAAACCTCTCCAAACCCTCGACCAACTGAGCGCTCATTATAGGGGAAGATACATGCGCTTTTACGTTCTTGACGCATGACAATGTCAAAGGCGCCGCCTAATAGTGGCACAACCATGTGGTTACCGGTTTTCTTACGAGGGTCTTTTCTGTCTCGGACGATAACAGTCTTCTGCTCTTCGTTTAGGTCTTCCCATCGAATTCGGCATACCTCACCAACTCTCATACAGCTAAGAATGCTAAAGTCGAGTAAATCAGAGTAGGGGATTTTGTTCTCTCTACGCTGTTCGCGTTCTTCTAGTGCTTGTTTTAGCAGTTCTAGTTCGCCGGCTGTTGGACGTCTAGTTCGTTTCTCAGATTTACCAATTAGCTTCATTTCAGTGAGAATTGGCGTGGTTTCAATTATGGTGGCAAGGTTGGCAGCTACATTGAAGACAGGTTTGGCCTTTTTGAAGATAGAGCGCAGGTAGTAAACATCACTGTAAACAGTTGAAGGTTTAGTTCCGGTGGCGCAGCGGTTTCTACAGTGGTCTATTAAGTCTTTGGATGTGAGTTCATCAGTATGGATTTTAGCAATGTCACAGTCGCGCAGAAACTTGATGATTGTCTGCTTAGAACGCCCTGTATTGTCCCACAGCTCTCGATTCTCTATAAACATATCAATCAAGTGCCCAATGGGGATTGAGCGTTCCTGAGCGCCTCCTTCTTCTAATTTTCGGACTTCATTCTTTGCCCAAGCAGTGGCGAGCGTCTTTTTCTTATGTGTTTTAGAAAAACGCTTTGCGATTTTGCCGCGGTGTTTGACTGTAACCGTTGCTTTATAGCGAGACTCACCACTTGCTAAGGTTCGTTTTTCGATACTAAACGATGCCAT